TTCGACACTTCGAGCTTGGGGTCGAGGTAGTACAGCACGCGGCCGCTCGGCAGTTCGCAGCACAGCCAGCGACCGGCCTGCGCGAAGGCGACGTTGCCGAGCGCGGTGCAGGTGAACACGCTGCCCGGACGGCGCATGGCGTCAATGGCGGCCTGCTCGATGCTGGCCCACAGTTCCGGCGCCCACGGGTTCGCATCGCGCCATGCGCGGCCGTATATGTCGCCCTGAGCCTTGGAGACGATCAGCCCGTAGTTGCGGGCCATCGCGACGAACGCATTGCCCATGCCGCCGAAGCCGCAGGCGAGCGTCGCCACCTTGCCGACCTGTCGATCCTTGAAGCCCATGCCCTCGGCGGTCTCGACGTACAGGTCGCGCTCCGGGTCGCGGAAGATGGCGAGCGTCTCCTCGGCGCCGCCGAACCATGCCGTGAGCCGCGCCTCGATGCCGCTCCAGTCGCCGCCCGCGAGGACGCGACCCTTGGCCGGGATCAGCGTCGGGCGCAGCAACGAGGCCAGCGTCGACATCACCGTGCCCGCGGGCAGGGTATGGCGGTAGACCGCGACCATCCGCTCGACCCAATCCTTCGGCACGTCGCGCTTGAAGTTGTGCAGTTGCGCACCCTTCGAGGAGAAGCGGCCGGTGTGCGCGGCGTTGGTCATGTAGGCGCCGTGTACACGCCCGGTGGCGCCGCTGCGGGCCAGCATGGCGTCGTACTTCGAGACCGACGTGTTCGCGCCGTCCTGTAGCAACTCGACGACGTAGCGAGTGTCATCGTCGAGGTCGTCGCGTGCGGCAAAGAGCCCGAGATGATGCTTGTCGAGCGAGTAGCCGCTCTTGCGCTTCGGGTCGCGCAACTCCTCGGCATTGGGGTAGCGGGCGATGATCCACTTCTGCGCGGCCTGCTTCGCCTGCGGTGACTTCACCGCCCCGTCGGTCGTGATGTCGAGTTGTTCCCGAATCTCGGCCATCTCCTCGTCGCGATAGTGCCCTGCGGCGATGCAGAAGTTGCGGTCGACGGCGATGCCGCGGTCGTTGATGCGCTCGGCGGCCCGGTAGAGCGCCTGCTCCTCGTCGGTGGGCGGCGGCAGCAGCCGGTACAGGTCGCGCTCGGCCCGCACGTCCTGCTTGCAGTAGTCGTAAAGCTCGGGCAGGCGCTCGTCGCTGCACCCGGGCTCGATGCAGCACGCCTTGATGAGTTCCTTGCCGCGGTGGTCCTTCTGCTCACCCATGCCGAGCGCATAGGCGGCCATCTCAAGCTCGCCGGGCAGCCCGCGCGAGCGGCACAGCGTCGCGGTGCAGACCCACTGCTCCAGCTTCGGCAGCGGCACGCCATCGGGCAGCAGCCCGTACTCGAACACCGCACGCTCGAAGGCGGCATTGTGCGCCGCGAGCGGCCAACCCTTGCGGATATGCTTGAGGACGAGTTCGGGGAACGGCTGCCCGGGCAGCCACAGCGCGACCGGGCCTTCCTCCATCGCGTAAGCCATGCACAGCACGCGCGTTCGCTCGTCTGCAAAGTAGCAGTCGTGGCCGAGGCGGCGCAGATCGACCGGCGAGCGGGTCTCGAAATCAAGGTGCAGCACGTCAGCGAACCTCGAATGAGATGTTGCAGGTGCCGCAGACCGGCACCGACTTGGTGAGCCACTGCCTCGTCGTGCGCAGCGTGTAGCCGCAGGTGGGGCACTGGCAGCGGATCATCCGTGTGGACTGCTTGACCTTCGGCACGCTGTACACGTTGAGCAGTTTCACGCTGGCGTCGCCGTACAGGCGTGCGATGGTGCTGCGCTCAAGGCGGGCAGCATCCTCGCCCGAGAGATTGTCGGCCACAATCTCGACCTTGAGCGGCTGGCCTTTGAGATGCGCGTTGCGGATATGTTGCGACGGGCCTGCGCCGCGCTTGAGCCTGAGATGCGTCCACGCCCTGAAACGTGTGCCGCTGCCGACGTAGCGACTGCGACCGACGTGCCAGATATAGACGTAGTGCCTGCGCGGCGCCTTCTCGGGGACAGCTAAGGTCATGGTGTTCTCCAGTGAGTGAAAAAGCCGAAGCGGGTGCGCTCGGCAAACACGCATGAGGCATCCTTGCAACGGGGCCTCACCCTCCGGTCGGGTTACGCCGTGCGACGGCGCCGGGTGCGCACAGGGGCCTCGTCCTGCACCGGCTCGGCAACCTTGCGCGAGCGGGTGGGCTTCTGTGCGGGTTCCTCCTCGTCAGCCACTTCCGAGGCCGAGAGCGCCTCGAACTTCTGCACGTCGAAGGACGGCGTATAGACCTTGCCGTACTTCTTGTGCTTGTAGCTGCCGACGCCGAGCGAGACGAGCGGCATGAGCTTCGCGGGGTCCTTCTCGGCCTGCGCGATGATCTTCTGGGCAAGCTCCGTGATGGCGTTGCGGCCGCCGAGCGACGAGTTCTTGTACAGAACCGTCGTGCCAGCGTCCTCGCCATTGGTGCAGGCCAGCACAATGCTCATCTGCTCCTGCCACTGCACCGGGACCGGCGGCAGATCGTTGTGCGAGGGGCGCGGCTGCGACACCGGGACCATCACTTCACCGACCAGCGAACCGTCATCCCACGCGCAGTAACCGTGCATGAAGCTGCCCGGGTGGACCGCCCACACACTGTCCTGCTCGACCTCGATGTTCTCCGCGCCGAACAGCCACTCGCCGTCCACGAGCCGCAGCAGCGGCATCGTGTTCTGCATGGGCTTCTCGTTGACCACGGTGCGCAGGCCACCGAGGAGGTCAGTCGAGGCGGGGAGATTGATGCCCTTGAAGGGCGTGAGAGCCTTGGTCATTGTCGTCTTTCCTATCGAGTTGCGTTTCGAGTTACCGGCCTTCGATCAGCTTGCCGAGGCCCGCAAGGCTGGGCACTGCGGGTCGCGGGTCGCTGTCTGGGGCCAGCGTGTTGCCGCTGGACACGGCCGTCACGAGCGCGGCGATGTCCTTCGGGTCCTTCTGCTTGGCCTTGACGAGCTTCTCGGCTTGAGCGGGACTAACCAATTCGCTGACGAGAAGTTCGGAAGGTTTCAGCTTGTAGACACGACGCAGTGTAGCCATTGCAACCTCCGCGTCAAGCCATTTTCGCTGCGCACGTTTCGGCACCAGCTTCCAACCGTGTACACGCTCTCCCGCGGTAAGGCGCCTGAACGCTTCCTCGCGCACTTCCTTGATGAAGTCCTCGGCGCGTTCGCAGGCCACGAGGAGCTTGCCCAAGTCCTCGTTGCCGGTGCGGCGCGAGACCTCCTCGATGCCGCGGCGCTGCGCCGGGCAGTCGAGCTTGGCCTTGCACCAGCGGCAATGATCCCCGAGGGCGTAGGGGGTCGGGATCACGGTCGACTGCTTGATGGCGTGGCGCATCCGGTCTGCGAACTCGTGGACCTCATCGACGGTGAGCCGGTGCGAGTCCCAGATTTCGTCGCTGTCGCGCATCGGCTGGACTATAACGATGTCGACGAACTTCACACCGCGCGTGAAGTCCTGCACTTCGGGTGTATCGAGGGCGCAGGCCGCGTAGAACAAGCCCTGCTCGTTGTCCTTCACGTCGACCATCACGCCATCCCCGAACTTCCAGTCGAGGACGGTCAGCACGTTCGAGTGGCGGCCGATCAGGTCGGCGGTGCCGAAGGCGTCGGAGTGGATGCTCGTGCCGTGGACGCGGACCTCCTGCTCGAAGGCGAGCGGCTCACCGAGCATCGAGACGTATTCGTTGAACGCCTGCCACGCCGGGGCAACCTTGGTCCGGTAGTGTTCCTCGGTGTAGGCTACGCCGAAGCCGCCGAGGTCCTCGCTGCCGATGAGGGCGTAGGCGTCGTTATAGCCCTGCTCCATGACGTAGTGCAGCATGGAGCCCTCGCGGGCGTACTCGCTGGCCTCGTCGCGCTTGGCAATCTCGTCCCCGAGTTCACGGTACAGCCGCAGGCTGCCCGGGCAGGCGATGATGCGCTTGGCCCCCGAGCCGCCGATATGGGAATGTTTGGTCACGATCCGGTCTCCTGTGTGTATTGACCCCGCCACCCTAACACCCTGCGTAGAGAGTTGCAACCTATGACGAAACCGGCTATGCTTGAGTCCGAAGTCGAGGGCAAGTGCCGCGACATCGCCAAAGAGAACGGCTGGCCGACCTACAAGTGGTCCAGCCCGGCGAACCGGGGAGTCCCCGACCGCCTGTTCTTTCTCCCCGGCGGGGTCGTGCTGGTCGTCGAGTTCAAGCGGCCCGGTGGCAAGGCCACGCCGCAACAGGAAACGGTACACGACACGATCAGGAGAACTGGAACCAATGTCTACGTCATCGACACCGTCCAAGGCTTCCGCGACCTCGTCGCGGCTGTCACCGGACATCCTGCACGCCTACCAGAATCGCGCCATCGACCGGCTGTACGGCTACAACGAGACGCTCGCCATCATGCCGATGGGCGCGGGCAAGACGATCACCAGCGCGACGGCGGCGACCGAACTGCTTGGAGACGCTACCGTTAGGCGCGTGCTGGTCATCGCCCCGCTGCGCGTCGCGCAGATGGTCTGGGCGCAGGAGTTCGCAGCGTGGGAGCATACGGCGCACGTCAAGGTCGCGCTCGCCATCGGCAGCGCCGCGCAGCGCGAGAAGGCGCTCAAGTCCGACGCTCAGGTCGTGGTCATCAACTACGAGAACGTGAAGTGGCTGGTCGATAACTTCGACCTCGCCGCGCTCGGCTTCGACGGTCTCATCCTCGATGAAATCTCGAAGTGCAAGGACGGCACGACCAAGCGTGCGAAGGCCCTTGCCAAGGTGCGCCCGCTGTTCAAGGTCGTGGTCGGGCTCACCGGCACGCCGACGGCGAACAACCTCATGGACATCTATGCGCCCGCATCGCTGGTGCGCCCGGGCATCCTCGGTCGCTCGTTCACCGCCTTCCGCAACACGTTCTTCGTGCCGCTCGATCCGAACGGCTGGAAGTGGGCGCCGAAGCCGAACGCCGAGCAGGCCATCTACGACGCCATCGCCAAGATTGCCTTCCGCATGGAGGAGCGCGACTACGTCGAGTTGCCCGGGCTCGTGGTGAACGACGTGCGCGTGGCGCTGCCCATCGAGGCGGCCCGCAAGTACCGCGAGATGGAGGACAGCTTCCGCGCCCAGATCGAGGACGTGACCATCAACGCTGCGAACGGTGGCGTGGTGGTGAACAAGCTCAGGCAGATCACCGCGGGCTTCCTGTACTCGCCCGACGGCACGAGCTTCGCGCCGCTGCACAGCGCCAAGCTCGATGCGGTCGAGGAACTCGTCGAGGAGTTGCAGGGGCAGCCCGCGGTCGTGGTGTACGAGTATCAGGCCGAACTGCACCAGCTTCTCGCCCGCTTCGAGAAGGCGTACCCGGGTCAGGTCGAGTACCTCGGCGCGGGCGTCTCGCGTGGCGCTGCCGAGCGTGCGGTCGACCGCTGGAACGCCCGCGAGCTTCGCGTGCTGCTCGTCCATGCGGCGAGCGCAGGCCACGGGCTCAACCTCCAGCGCGGCGGCAGCAACATGATCTTCGCCTCGCTGACGTGGAGCCGCGAGCTTTACGATCAGGTCATCGCCCGGCTGTACCGTCAGGGGCAAAAGGAGCGGGTGTTCGTGCATCGCGTCCTCGTGCCCGACAGCGTCGACATGACGATTGCCTACGCCCTCGATCACAAGAAGGCCATCACCGATGCGCTGCTCGCGGGACTCTCCGAGCGCGGCGCGAGTCTGTAACTGGAGAACCAAAATGTCTGGACACAACAACCGTAAAGAGAAGCCCTACAAGCCGTCGCAGCAGGTGAAGCCGCCGCCGACGCACTGCTCGAAGTGCCTCGTGAAGTTCGATGAAGCGATATGGCCGCGCAGCGGCTACACGCTCACCGGCTTCTCGCCGTGGTGCCCGACGTGCCACGGCGACTTCTCGGGCAACAACTTTTTCAAGTTCAACAATCGCTCGAAGCCCGGGCCGAAGCCGAAGCTGCCCGAGACGTGGGCCAGCACCGACCCGGTGCAGGTGCGCAGCCGCCACAGTTACGCGGGCGACTTCCAGCGTGCCAAGACGCACTGCCCGCGCGGGCACGAGTACAACGAGGCCAACACCTACCACGGCAAGAAGGGGCGCTCGTGCCGCGTCTGCCGCCGCGACGATCAGCGGGCACGCAAGGCGGCCAAGCGGGCGGCGGCATGAAACTGTTCGCGGGCTACGCGCCCCCGCCGCCCGAGCCGCGCGAGGTCGCGGGCCTGCGGCGGCTGGTGGCGCACCATAAGGCGGCCAAGAAGCGCCGGGGCAAGGCGCGGGCGAAGTGGTGGGCCGACGTTTTGCTGGCCGAGGCCGAGTTCGATGCGTGGCGGGCGACCCGGGACTGGTGAGGAGTTGCAATCCCCTAACAGGGCGTGTACACTGCTCCTCGTTCGATCAATTCACTGGAGATGACCATGACCTACGAAGCCAACCGTGCCGCCCGCCGCGAGAACCGCGCCCGCATGAGCGAAGTCGCGCAGCGGTACAACCTGCCGAACCCGGTGCAGGGGGAAGGCGTGGGCGCCCCCGTCGGCCCGACCCGTGACGAGCTAATGCAGGCTGGGCGCGTGTACGCTGCCCGCTGCGCGACCCGGGTGAACACCCTCGCCGCCCGCGACTCCGAGACCTGTTTCGACATCGCCGCCAAGCTCGACCGCTACGGCTCCTACGCCAGCCAGAAGCAGGCCGACTACGCGGCCAAGCTCTGCCAGTGGGCGGGCGTCACGGCGCCCCCGGAGGTCCCGGGGCCGCTGCCGGTGGTCGAGACGACCATCGAGAAGGCCCCTGCGAGGCCCGCCACGCCGACTTTGCCCGTCCCCGGGCTGGCGGCCCTGATCGCCCCCGACCGCTTCGCACGCCTCACCGTGGGCGCCCTGCGCTTCACGCTGCGCAACGACCCGGCCGACCTCGTCTGGGTCAAGGACGGGCAGGACCTCGTCGGGGTCATCGACCGCACCGAGGGGGTGTTCCGCACGGTCAAGTCGGGCTCCCTGCGCCGCGACGACCTCTTTACCGCGGTCGCGGCCATCGAGGTTGACCCGGCCCGGGCGCTGGAGGACCACGGGCAGCGCACGGGGCGCTGCGGGTGCTGCGGGCGGCTCCTGACCGACCCGGTGAGCGTGGCCCGGGGCATCGGCCCCGAGTGCGCCCTTAAGGGCGGCTGGTAAGGCGACCGGGCTGTTAAGCCGATGAAGGGTTGCAATCCCCTAACAGCCCGTGTACACTGCCTCTCGTTCGATCAATTCACTGGAGTACACGAGATGACGACCCGCTACCGCACCGCCAGCGTCCCCACCAACACGCTCAAGGTCGATGACCTGATAATCGCCCACGGCGGCCTGTTCCGTGTGAGGGAAGTCAAGGTGAGCCAGAGCCACGACGCCAGCGGGCCGGGCGGCGACTGCCACGTCAACTACTGCGAGTTCCTCGGCAACGCACACCCGGGCTACGAGTGCCAGATTCCGAAGCACTGGCGCGACGGCAGTGAGGACCGTGGCAACCCGGGGCGCTACAACTACTGGAACCAGCAGGGCAACGGACTGGCCCGTACCTGCAAAGTGGTGGCGGTAGTGAATGAACTGCCGTTCACGGGGGCGCACGCTTACGAGGCCGAGGTCGAGGGGCAGGGCAACGCGATGCACACGGTACTCGTGGGCGCCCACAACCGCACGTCGGCCGCAAGCCGCATCCGCAAGGCGGGCTACGAGGTCCGCAGCATGAACATGGTTGGGTAGTTGCAATCTCCTAACAGGGCGTGTACACTGCCTGTCGTTCGATCAACCTCACTGGAGATGACCATGACCAAGATGACCCGCGAGCAGTGGCTAACCACGGTCCTGCACAAGCACGTTGCCCCGCTGCTCGCCGCCCACGGCGCCACCGTCCCGGCCGACTGCAAGGTCTCGGTCGGCTTCCCGGGCGGCGGCTCGGCCCGCAAGCGCATCGGGGAGTGCTGGCCGCGCTCGCGCTCCTCGCAGGGCGTGAACGAGATTTTCCTCAACCCCGTGATGCGCACGCCGTTCACGCTGGTCGACGTGCTGGTGCATGAGGCCATCCACGCCGCCGACGACTGCAAGAGCGGCCACAAGGGATTTTTCCGGCGCGTCGCCAAGTCGGTCGGGCTCGAAGGCAAGATGACCGCGACGCACGCGGGCGCCGAGCTTGCCAAGTGGATCAACGAGACGCTGGCCGCGATGCCCGCCTTCGACTACGGCTCGCTCACGCTCGACGGCGCGGGCAAGCAGAAGAACCGCCATATGAAGCTCGAATGCTCCGCGTGCGGCGCGGTGTGGCGGATGTCGAACCAGTGGTTCCAGCTTGCGACACGCTGCCCGTGCTGCGGGGAGGACCTGTGATGAGCGAGAGCAACTTCTGGGACGCCGTCGCGTTCTGCGCCGGGCTCGCCACGCTGGCCTGCTTCATCATCGGTGAAGATGGCTGGGCGTTCGGCAGCATGGCGCTCTGGTGGTTCGCCAACTGCGCCGAGGACGACGCCGAGCGCATGGCGGGGCGCTGAAAGAGAAAAGCCCCGGGTATTGCTACCCGGGGCTTCGCCCTGTCCGTGTCGATCCACTGGAGTAAACCAACTAGGAGTCCGCGAACTGTACCCGTCGACTTGCCCGTGGTCAACTGCGGGAGTAGAGTCGCTCCCTTCCACTGGAGTCTGGAAACCCAAAAAGGAGAGTCCTGTGTCCGAGAAGATCATCCAAATCAGCACTTGCCAAGAGAGCGAGGATAACGTCGTTATCCATGCGCTCACGAACCTTGGGCGTGTCTACGTCTACCAGCCCGCCATACACGGGTACATGACCAACACCGGCAAGTCGGTGCCCGCCGGTTGGGTCCCTCTGGCCCCGTTCAAGCCGAGTAGCGACAAGTGAGCGAGGGCAACGACGGCGCACCGAGCGCCCAAGAGTTCCTCGACGCCATCTTTGTCGACGTGCCCGAGGGCGAGACGCCTGTTTTCGGATTGATGCCCAAGGGCGCACGCACTGCGAAGTGGGCGCTACCCGGAGACTCGAAGGTAACTCGGTCGAAGGACGCGCTCTACTTCTGTGTCTCGACGGTTGCCAAGGCCACGCCGCTTAAAAAGCGCAAGGTCGACTTCCGCGCGGCCTATGTCGTGGTGCTGGACGACATCGGTACCAAGATCGACGCGGAGCGTGTACACGTCCCGCCCAGCTACAAGCTCGAAACCTCCCCCGGCAATTTTCAGTGGGGCTACTTCATCGAGCCATGCACCGACGGCGACTTGTTCGAGGCTCTCATGCGTGCGCTGGCCGCGGCTGGGCTCACCGACAAGTCGTGCGTCGACCGTGTCCGCATCATGCGCGTGCCGGGCTCGCTCAACTACAAGGGCGCCGAACCGTTCGCGGCGGTGCTGCACGAGTGGCACCCTGACCGCTTCTGGAGCGTGCAGGAACTTGCCGACGCCTACGGGCTCACGCTCGAAGTGGAGCGCACTGAGAGCTTCGTGAGCGCAGAGAGAGCCGAACACGATCCGGTGCTGGCGTGGCTCATCAAGCGCGGCGACGTGCGGCATGACAAGGGCGAGTGGATCGACATTCTGTGCCCGTGGCGCAGCGAACACGTCGCGGACCCGCGGCCCGAGGCGGGCTATCGACCGCTCGACGAGAACGGCACGCGCGGCTTCAAGTGCCAGCACACAACCTGCAAGGACCGACACACACAGGAGTTCATGCGTTGGGTGGGCGAGCAGGGTGGCCCGGGCACGGTGGACGCCGAGCAGACGATGGACAAGCTGGCCGGGCTTTTGCGCGAGCAGGAAGTTCCGGTCGCGACGCCGGGGGAGTTGAAGCAGGCGCTCGGCAGCAACTACGCGCAGTTCCGTGGGGCTTTCCCACGCATCGCCAAAGAGAGCCTGCCAGACCTCGATTGCACGCAGCGAGGGCTGGCGAAGATACAGCCCGCCACGTTCGCCAACGTGGAACACGTCGTCACGCGGCTTGGGCTCACCCCACGCTACGACCTGATGCGCAAGGAGTACAGCATCGCACCGGGGGCGCTCGCCACGCACGACTACTACCGACGGTGCGCGACAGAAGGCGACCGGCGGCGAGCGACCGACGCCGCGCTTGGGGACATCCTGACCATGCTCGGCATCCGCGAGGACTCGAAGCGCATGGTGCAACTTAACCGGCTCGCGCTCACCAACGCCTATCACCCGTTCGAGGACTGGCTGCGCTCGCTGCCCGCTCGCCGCGGTGAGGCGCATATCGAGGCGCTGGTGCGCACGATCAAGCTCTCGGACCCCGAGGCCGACGCAGAGCGTGCGCGGGCGTATGTACGCCGCTGGCTGATCCAGTGCGTCGAGGCCGCGTGCGGCTGGCGCAAACCGTCGCGGCAACTGTCGGGCGTGCTGACCTTCGCCGGGAAGCAGGGCACGCGCAAGACGACGTGGTTCCGCACCATCGTACCGGCCGGGTTCTACAAGGAAGGCGCGTCGCTGCACCTGAGCGGGCCGACCGCACGCGACAGCGTGTTCGAGGCGCTCTCGGGCGGCATCATCGTCGAGCTTGGAGAGCTTGAGACCACGTTCAGGGCGAGCGAGGCCGGGGCGTTGAAGAACTTCCTCTCACGCCCCGACGACAAGCTCAGGCTGCCCTACGGCGCGACGTGGGAGGACTGGCCGCGCATGACCGCATTCTGCGGCACCGTGAACAGCACGAGCTTCCTGCGCGATCACACGGGCTCACGGCGCTTCTGGCCGCTCTCGGTCGAGGGGTTGGAGACCGACCACGGGATCGACCTTGAGGCGCTCTGGGGTGAGGTCTACGCGCTCTGGCAGGCCGGGGAGCAGTGGCACCTGACGCACGCCGAGGACGCGCTGCGGGCTTCACAGGCCGAGCAGTTCGAGGACGACGCCCCGGCCGTCGAAGGGCTGAAAGACTTCCTTGGGCGCTGCCTTGCCGCGCCCGCCGATGCCGAGGTCTACGTCGTGACCGTGGCCGACCTGTGCGAGATGGTCGGGGAACGTGCGGCCGACCGGAGGACGGCGAGCGACGTGCGTGCCGTGGCCGAGAAGATGCTTGGTCGACGGCGGGATGAGGTCGACGGAAGGCGACGTGTGTGGCTGCTCAGAATCCCCGCCACAGCCCCGGAAATGCTTCGCGGAGGCAAGCTTCAGCGGGCCAAGGCCGAGACGGTGGCGAGGTACCGTTGGGGGGCGTAGTCGCAGCCCCCGCCACAGCCGCCGCGGTTTCCGCCGCTGGAAACGGATACTGTGGCGGGGGTTTGGTGCCTTGTTTTGTAGGCTAAAACGCATTTTCCGCCACAGCCGCCACTAGACTTGCATATGAATACAGATTTCCACAAAAAACAGGCAATTTAACAATAATGCGGTATATATACTCACTTTTTAGCCGCTCCATGGCCCCGCCACTAGGCTGTGGCGGAGGGCGCCCCCACCGCGGCGCTTCTACCCGGGGCGCTCCGGTTGTGATATACGCGGCGCCATGCCGTGCGATGGGCCGCAGGCAGAGCGTGTACACGGCACAGGAGCGAACGACATGAGCATCGAGGCGATCATCGCGGCGCTGCGCGATGCAGGCGGCGGCAGCATCAAGATTTGCGTGGGCGAGAAGCCTTACGAGGAGGACGAGCGTGGGGAAGAAGGCGAGGAAGGCGAACCGGAGGGTGGCGCAAAAGGTGGCGAGGATGACGACGAGCCCGATGACAACGCCACGGGTTACAACCGTGCAGCCTCACCACGGCGAGGACTTGAGCCGCGAATCACGCCTCGCGTCGCCCCGCCCGATGAAAGCGTGAGGGGCAATCTCATGCGTGCGATGGCGAAGCAGGGCTAATTGCCAAATGCCAACCAAGGCAAGGACAAAGCGCGGCCCGGTTAAAGCGGGCAAAGGCCCGCCGCGCGGGCGCAAGTTGCCAGCAGCGACCATCGAGCGCATTCGCAACAGCATCAACGCGAAGCTCGCCGTTGATACGTTGCACTCTCTGTGCGAGAACGGCGGCCAGCACGACGGCGTGCGTGCAACTGCGGCGCTCGGGCTCTTGCAGTTCGTCGTGCCGAAGCTCGCGGCGGTCGAACACAAGGGCGACGGCGGCGGCCCGGTGCAGTTCGTGTTCGAGAAGGTCGATGACTAGCGACTGCATCATCTGGGCAGGGGCCATCGGCAAGAATGGCTACGGCAGGGTCGGGCGCAACGGCACTGCACACCGGGCTGCATGGGAGCGCGAGCACGGGCCAATCCCTCGCGGGCTGTGCGTGTGTCATGCGTGCGATGTCAGAAGCTGCGTGAACGTGGCGCACATGTTTCTAGGCACGCACCGCGACAACTCGCTCGACATGGTGAGCAAGGGTCGCCACGGTCGCTACAACGCGCTCAAGACACACTGCACCAACGGGCACGAGTTCACCGAGGCGAACACGCAAGTGCGCCCTAACGGCGAGCGGCGGTGCCGGGCCTGCGGCGCAGACTACGCACGGCGCAAACGAGCATGAACGCGCCCGTGCGGAAAGTAGTGGTTGGGGGGATGCGCTACAGGGACTATCAGAAGCCGGTCGTCAGCTACTTCGACAAGGGCGGCAGGCGTGCGTCGCTCGTGTGGCATCGCCGCAGCGGCAAGGACCGCACGATGCTCAACGTCGCGGTGCGCATGGCGCATCGTCGCGTCGGCACCTACTGGCACTGCCTGCCGACGCACAAGCAAGCCCGTAAGGTCGTCTGGGACAACATCACCAAAGACGGCAAGAAGCTCATGGACGTGACGATCCCGCAGGCGATGCGGGCTCGCACCAACGAGACCGAGATGAAGGTCGAGTTGGCGAACGGCTCCATGATCCAGCTTGTCGGCGCCGACACCTTCGACTCGAACATCGGCGCGAACCCGGTCGGCATCACGTTCAGCGAGTTCGCGGTCACGCACCCGCACGCATGGGACCTGATGCGCCCGATCCTCGCGGAGAACGACGGCTGGGCCGCGTTCATCACCACGCCGCGCGGCTACAACCACGCCTACAAGCTGCACGAGGCGATGAAGCAGGCCGAGGGCTGCTACACGTCACTGCTCACGGTGGACGACACCAACATCGTGCCGCTGTCGGTTATCGAGGAGGAGCGGCGGCTCGGGATGCCCGAGGAACTCATCAGGCAGGAGTTCTACTGCGACTTCTCCGCGGCCAACGTGGGCGCGATCCTCGGCCGCTACATCGAGCAGGCCGACAAGGCCGGTCGCATCAGCATGGACGTGCGCTACGACCCGCACGCCGGGCCGCTCTACGTCTCGTGCGACATCGGCTATCGCGACGCGGCCGCGTTCTGGTTCTGGCAGGCGTACACCGACGGCTTCGCGCTGGTGGACTACTACGAGGACACCGGGCTCGATGCAAGCGACTGGATCGAGCGGCTCGCGGTGCTGCCCTACAAGATCGACACGTTCTGGCTGCCGCACGATGCACGCGCCAAAACGTTCCAGACCAAGCACAGCGTCGTGCAGCAGTTCATCGACGCCAAGAAGTCGGGCAGGCTCAAGGCCGAGAACATCAAGCTCGTGCCGCAGGCGTCGCTACAGGACCGCATCAACGCCGCACGCTCGGTGCTGCCCTCGTGCCGCTTCGACGCCGCTGCGTGCGCTCAGGGCCTCGCTGCGCTGCGTGAGTGGTCGTTCAAGTACGACGAGGAGCGACGCTGCTACAGCGCCGAGCCCGACCACAATTGGGCCAGCCACGGCGCCGACGGCTTCACCTACGGCGCGATGGTCATGCGAGAGCGTGTACACGTCGCGCCGAAGCCCGCGCCGACGTATGCTGTGCCGATGTCCTATTCGTTCAACCTCGAACAACTCTGGGCCGAGCGCGACCGGATGCGCCGCGGCAACGTGAGGATCGAACTGTGAGTAACAACCTCGTCAACGTCGGCCCGATCAAGTCGGCGGCCGACTTCGCAGACACGCCCGAGGGCTGGGCCTCGCGGTGGGATGTCGAACTCAAGGCCGCGCAGAAGGAATTCGAGAAGTACCACAAGGCGGCCAACCGCATCGTGCGCAGCTTCCTCGACCGCCGCGACGGCTTCGACGGCACGAGCGCGGCCGCGGTCTCCAAGATCAACCTGTTCAGCGCCAACGTGCAGACCATGCGGGCGATCCTGTACGGCAAGACGCCGCAGGTGAGCGTCGACCGCAAGTGGAGCGACCAGAACGACGACGTGGCGCGGGTCGCGGGCATCATCATGGAGCGGCTGCTCAACTCCGATGTCGAGACCCCGGGCGACGGCTACGCCGAGGCGTTGCAGCAGTCGCTCGACGACCGCCTCATCACCGGGCTCGGGCAGGCACGCATCCGCTACGAGGCGCAGATCGAGCAGCAGCAGGTGCCGCCGCTCATCGCGATGGACGAGTTCGGCAACCCGCGCCTCGACGAGACCGGCAACGTGGTCGAGATTGCGCCCGGCTACATCCGCGAAGTGAAGGTCGACGAGTTGGTGCCGACCGACTACGTCAACTGGCGCGACATCCTCTGGTCGCCCGCGCGAACGTGGGCCGAAGTGCGCTGGCTCGCGTTCCGTGCGCTGATGACCGAGGACGCGGGCGTGAAGCGGTTCGGGGAGGACTTCAAGCGCATCCCGCAACAGCAGGCGCCACGGCAGGGCGAGGCACGCGACGCATCGCTCGAATCGAAGGACCCGTGGGCACGCACCGAGGTCTGGGAAATCTGGGACCGCGAGAGCGGCAAGGTGTACTGGCACGTCATCGGCTTCGACGCCATCCTCGACATCAAGGCCGATCCGCTCGGGCTGCCCGGCTTCTTTCCGATGCCGCGCCCGTTCATCGCCAACGTCACCACGACGCAGTTCATGCCGACGCCCGACTACATCCTCGCGCAGGACCTCTACGTCGGCATCGACATCCTCGAAACGCGCATCGACTGGCTGGTCAAGGCGTGCAAGCTCGTGGGCGTGTACGACGCGAGCAGCACCGGCATCTCGCGGATGTTCGTCGAAGGCAACGAGACCGAACTGATCCCGGTCGACAATTGGGCGATGTTCGCGGAGAAGGGCGGCATCAAGGGCCAGATCGACTGGCTGCCCATCGAGCAGGTGGCGAACACCGTGGGCGTGCTGGTGCAGCAGCGCGACCAGAAGATTCAACTGCTCTATCAGGTCACCGGCATGAGCGACATCATGCGCGGGCAGAGCGAGAAGGGCGCGACCGCGACCGAGCAGTCGATCAAGGCACGCTTCGCCAGCGTGCGCGTGCAGGCGTTGCAGGACGAGTTCGCCACCTTCGCGACCGACTTGCAGGCGCTCAAGGCGCACGTCATCGTCACGCAGTTCGACGACCAGAAGATCATCGACGCCTCGAACATCATGTTCACCGACGACGCGCCGTATGCGCAGCAGGCGGTGCAACTGCTCCGGTCGCAACTGGCGAACTACCGCATCATCGTGCGCCCCGAGGCGCTGGCCGCGACCGACTACGGCCAGATGCAGCAGGAGCGCACGGCGGCGCTCGCGAGCGTCAGCCAGTTCCTCACCGCAGCGCAGCCCATCGTGCAGACCAACCCCGCGTTCGGTCCGTACCTGATGGAGATGCTCAAGTGGACCTTCGCGGGCTTCAAGGGCAGCGCCACCATCGAGGGCACGCTCGACAAGATGATCGAGGACATGAAGCAGCAGGCCGCGCAGCCGCAGCAACCGCCGCCGCCCACGCCCGAGCAGCAACTCGAAGCGCAGACGACGCAGACCAAGGCGCAGGCCGAGCAGACCAAGGCGCAGGCGAGCGTCATCACCGCACGCACCGACTTGCAGAAGTCGCTGGTCGAGGCCCGCACGGCGCAGGAGGAGCAGATGCTCGGCGCTGCGGGCCTGCGTGCGCCTGTGTTCGGAGGGCAGCCGCAGTGAGCAGCGATCTTCCGCAGACCCGGGAGCAGACGCTCGCCATGACGCGCCGCATGGTGGCCGGGCACGAGTACCGACGACGCGGCTTCGCGTGGCAGCTTCGCCTCGCGGTGGCGATCACGCTCGCGGTTGCCCGCGGCGACGTGTCGCGGTTGCAGGAGTTGCATCAGTGATTCTCGTGCGCTACGACTTCCGCTGCGACTACTGCGGTGCCACGACGCACGGCGAGCCTATCGGAGTGCCGACCGGAGGCGTGCTGCCGCTGCCGCCTACGTTCGTCGTGATGAACAACTGTGCGCTCTGCGAGGAGTGCGCCAAAATCGCGGCCACCGCGATGAACAAGGCGCTCACCGAGCGAGTGCCGAAGGGGAACTGAGATGACTCGTTCGACGTGGCACTACGACGAGAAGCTCGGGCGCATGGTCGAAGGCCCGGGGCCGCGACGTGTCGACGGCCCGAGCGGTGACGGCTGGCGCTTCTCCGACCGGCACTACAGCGGTAAGCCTTTCGTGGGCAAGGATGGCACGGTCATCGACTCGCGCAAGAAGCACCGCGAGTACATGAAGCGCCACGGGCTTGCGACGATGGACGACTTCAAGGAGACGTGGGCCAAGGCCCGCGAGAAGCGCGAGGCGTTCTACACAGGCAACGACCGCGAGGAGCGGCGCGAGCGCAAGCAGCAGATCATCGACGTGGTCAACCGACTGAGCCGAGGGTAGCAAGATGGCCGTCAACCCCTACGCACGCGAGAACCGCCAGCAGTTGTTCGCGGACATCCTGCGCAACGCCGCAGGGCTGCCCGAGAACGCCCTCACGCTCGGCACCGGGCTCGTGGCGCAGGCGGGCACCGGCCTCGGCACGCTCGCGGGCATGGCCCGTCAGAAGCTCAAGGGCGAGAAGATCGACTTCGACGCCGCGAGTGACACCATCGGTGAGAACGCCGAGCGGTTCACGTTCATGCCGCGCAGCAAGGGCGGGCAGGAGTTCGCACGCGGGCTCGGCACGGTCATGGAGCCCATCGACCGCGGGATGCAGGCGGTCGGCCAGAAGGCCGCCGACGTGACCGGCTCGCCTGCGGTGGGCGCGGCCGTGTACACGGGCCTGAACGTCCTCGATCCCGAGATGCTGGCCCCGGCCGCGGCCAAGATTGCCGCCCTGCGCGGCGCACAGAGCGTCGCACGGCGCGGCGCCGAGACCGCGGTGCCGATGGGCGAGGCGCTCGCGGGCGTGCCCATCGGGCAGCGTGGCGCGTACACGTTGGAGGACCTCAACGCAGTGGAGGGCGACTTCGGCTTCCGCTCGCCCACGCTCGAAGCGTTCGGCAAGCTCAAGAAGCAGGAGCAACGGGTCCCGGGCAGGCAGATGCGGCAGGCGCTCGTGCGCAGCGGTGCCAAGCCCGACGAGCTTCGCTGGATGGGCCTCGACCGCATCCTCGACACCGACGAGGTCCTGAGTGCGGCCGACGTGCGCCTGCTCGCGGAGCGTAACGCGCCGCAGATGGGGTTCGAGACCAAGGGCGGGCGCCCCGAGCCGGTCGTGATGCCGCCCGAGGCGAAGGACGTGCCGCGCTGGCAGAACCCCTACGCGGGCAAGCAGACCTTGCGCGAGGCGATGGACGAGGACGGCAGCCTCGAAGATCAGGTGAACGAGTGGGTCAGCAATCGTGTGTACGAGGACAGCGACCTCGAATACCCCGAGACCTACACCGTCTACCGTGGCAGCGGCCGCTACCGTGACGAGATTGAAACCTTCGACAACGAGCGCGACGCCGAGCGTTACATCGAGCAGTTGAAGGACGATGCCGTCGAGAGCGAGACCGAGTATTACCTCGAAAACATCGAGGAACACTTCGACGAGGAAACGCTTGCCGAGATGGACGACAACGCACGGCAGGCGTGGGCCGAGCGTGCGGCGCATGACTCGGTGAACGACGGCGACGAGTACAGCGTCGAGAGTGTCACCGACTACGACTCCGAGCCGCTCAACTACGACAGCCTGCGCGACTATTGGGAGGAGCAGGCGCACGAGAACGCCAGCGACTTCGGGGACTATGCCCCGAGCGCCGAGCAGCAGCGCCGCGAGGAGCGCCGCTGGTATCAGCAGCAGGGCGTCGACCCCGACACGCTCTCATGGCTCTCGCAGCGCCCCTCGAAGCCGGTGCCCGCCTACGGCGACTACACCATCGGCGGCACGCGCAGCGAAGGCCGCGACGTGCTGGGCGGTGCAGGCCAGAACTACGGCGTGACGCTCGCCAACGTGCTGCGCGAGGGGCGCTTCGGCCGCGGCACCGATCCGCAGGCCGAGCTTGCCGCGCTCGACGAGATGAGCCAGCAGGGCATCGCCGGGCCGGAAGGCGCCATCGACCCGAACCGCAAGCTCGATCCGAAGCTCGCCGCACGCGAGCGTGAGCGCATCCAGCAGCGCGAGGCGCTGCCCGACATCGGGCAGGCACGCGAGCCGTTCACGCAGCGCGGCACGACGCACTACGGCGAGAATATGCTGCACGTCCGCGAGACCGACCGACCCGCGCCCGAGTGGGGCAGCGTGCAGACCGATGCCTACGGCAACCCCAACCCGATGCGCATGATCGAGGAGGCGCAGAGCGATCCGTACCAGCGCGGCCGCAAGATTGGCTTCCTCGATCCCGAGAACGCGCAGCAACTTCGCCTCGACACCGAGGCACGCAACGCCGCATTCCAGAACGAGGCGCTCTCGGGCGTCACGACGGCGCTCACCGAGCCCGCGTTCGACGACTACATCCAGCAGATTCGCAACCTGCCGCCGAGCGACCGCGCCCCGGGCGAGCAGCACGTCATCAACCTGCTCGAACAGTTCCAAGCGACCGACCCGACGAACTTCGAGGCGCGACAGCAGGCCGCCTACGAACTGTTCAACGAGTTGTACTACCGAGCGCCGAGCGCATCGCCGCTCGAATCCCGCGCGGTGGAGATTCGCGATGCGCTCGGCAACCTGAGCCGCGAGACCGAGTCGCCGTTCAACAAGATGGTCCCCGAGGGACCGTTCATGGAGACCGAGCAGTACACCAAGCTCGCGCTCATCGACGCCGTGCGACGCGCCGTGCAGCAAGGGCAGCAGTACCTCGCGTTCAGCCCGGGCGAGACGCACGCGCGGCGCTACGGCAGCGAGTCCGTGCAGTGGGCCACCGATCCCGACAACCCGGTCGTGCGCATCCTCACCGCCAAGGAGTACGGCAACGAGGGACGCGGACCCATCGACGAGCGGGTGCGCCAGTTGCAGGCGAACCCGACCGGCTTCGAGGACGATGAAATCGCCCGCATCAACCTTGAGGACCCCGAGGCGGCGCAGCGCATGAAGGAAGTCGTCGACCGCCGACTGTCCTACGGAATGCACGAGTACGCCAAGCCCGACGAGCAGAAGATGAAGCGGGCCAATATGCTCTTGCAGAAGATGGGCAAGGAGGGCTCGGGCGACTACACCCCGCGCGAGTTCGGCTTCAAGGATGTCTACGACCGGCGCATGATGAAGGCGCTGGCCGAAGTGCTGCGTGCGGCGGGCAGCAAGGCCGAGATTCGCGACATCGTCGGCCAGTTCGGGCGCCCGACCTTCGAGACCCTGAACCCCGACGGCACCAAGGACTACACCGTCGCGACCAGCAAAGACGAGTTCGACCGACTGATGGCCGAAGCGAACACCGAAGGCTCGGGCGTGACCTACATCCCGCCCCGGCAGAAGGCCATCGAGATTGACCCCGCGCTGGCACAGGCGGCCAAGCGCGGCTTCATGCTTCCGTACTGACGACCGAGGAGAACCAGATGAACCTGTTCAACGTGTACACGCGCCGCCTGATGCAGGCGGCTCCCGAGGACGGCGCCCTGAGCGGCGGTGCAGGCGGCGAGCCGCCACCGACCCCGAGCGAGGACCTTCGCTCGACGCTGGAGAGCGCCTTCCAGCAGCACGAGGCGCCCGCTGCGCCGAGCGGCGAGCCCAAGGCGGGCGAGACCCCGGCCCAGACCGCCGAGCGTGTCAGGGACGAGCGTGGGCGCTTTGCCGAGGGCGGCAAAGTCGCCAAGACGGCAGCCGAGGCCGACGCACAGGCCCGTGGCGAGGCGCGGCCCCCGAAGCCAGCCGACGGCAGCCCCGAGCCGCAGAAGCCCGAGGGCGAGGCCCGTGCGCCGTTGCAGGCCCCGCGTAGCTGGCGCCCGGGCGCCCGCGAGCATTGGGGCGCCCTGCCGCCGGACGTGCAGCAGGAGGTCATGCGGCGCGAGTCCGAGGTCGCCCGCTTCGCCCAGCAGACCGCGGGCGCGAGGCAGGTGGCCGAGACGCTGCACCAGATGCAGCAGCAGTTCGCCCCGGCGTTGCAGGCCGAGGGCGTCGACATCGTCACCGCGACCGGCAACCTGATGAACATGGTCGGGCGCCTGCGCTTCGGCACGCCGCAGGAGCGGGCCAGCACCATCGTCGGGCTGATCCAGTCCTACGGCGTGGACGTGGCCGCGCTCGATGCGGCGCTCGTGAACAGCATGGGCGGGCAGGGCGGCCAGCCGCAGCAGGTGCCGCAGCAGCAGTTTCAGGACCCGCGCGTCGACCAGCTTCTCGGGGCGCTCCAGCAGCGCGAAGCGCAGCAGGTGCAGCGCATCCGCGACGACGCCGTGCGCGAGGTCCAGAACTTCGGCAAGGGCAAGGATTTCTTTGCCGACGTGCGCGAGGACATGGCCGACATCCTCGAACTCGCCGCCCGCCGCGGTCTTGACATGACGATGGAGCAGGCGTATGAACGCGCCTGTAGGATGAACCCCGAGATTTCTCGGATCATCGCGCAGCGGGAAGCTGCCGGTGCTGCTCGAAGCGGACAGTCGCCCATCGAGCGTGCCAAGCTCGCTTCCTCGTCGGTCAGGTCCACCCCGTCGAACACTCCCATGCAGGGAGCCAGCCAGCCGGGGAACCTTCGCGGTGACATCGAGGCGGCTTGGGGCGCTACCGAAACTCGCGGTCGGTGAAGCCCAGCGTGGCCCATCACTGGACCGAAGCCCTCGGCACAGGGCGCGTTCGAGACCCTCCGGGTCCCACGAGCAAGCAGTGCTAGAACTTCGGTCCAATGATTAACCACGAGGGCTTTCAGCCATGAGTTTCCCCAATGTCAGCGACATCGTCGCGACCACCATCGAAAACCGTTCGCGTCGCATCGCGGACAACGTCACCAAGAACAACGCCATCCTCACGCGGCTCTCGCAGCGTGGCAATGCGCGTCCGTTCTCGGGCGGCCGCATCATCTACGAGGAACTGAGCTTCGCGCAGAACGCGAACGCCGGTTGGTACTCGGGCTACGACCTCCTGCCGGTCGCCGCGCAGGATGTCATCAGCGCCGCGCAGTACGACATCAAGCAGGCGGCCTGCCCGGTCACGATCAGCGGCCTCGAACTGCTCCAGAACGCCAGCAAGGAGCAGATGATCGACCTGCTCGAAGCTCGCATCAACGTGGCCGAGGCCACGATGGCGAACCTCATCGCGGGCGGCCTGTACTCCGACGGCACCGGCAGCGGTGGCAAGGAAATCACGGGCCTCGGCGCTGCGGTGCCGCTCGACCCGACGACCAACGCCACCTACGGCGGCATCAACCAGCAGACGTGGCTTTTCTGGCGCAACCAGTTCCAGAACAGCGCCAACACCACGACGTTGCTGGCCGACATGAACCTGCTCTGGTCGAAGCTCATCCGCGGCATGGACCGCCCGGACCTCATCATGGTCGACTCGACCGTGTGGGGTGCCTACGTCGCGGCGTTGCAGGCCAACCAGCGTTTCACCGACGCGAAGGTGGGCGAGTTCGGCTTCCCGACCATCAAGTACATGGACGCGGATGTCGTTCTCGACGGCGGCATCGGCGGCTTCTGCCCGGCGGGCACGGCGTTCTTCCTCAACACCAAGTACCTGCACTACCGGCCGCACTCGGCTCGTAACTTCACGAGCCTGAGCCCCAACAAGCGGTACGCGATCAACCAAGACGCGGAAGTGCAGATCCTCGCGTGGGCCGGGAACCTGACGACCTCCGGGCGTCAGTTCCAAGGCCGACTCGACGTGAACCCGTAAGCGAGTTCACGGTTGCAACACGGTGGCGGCCCTTCGGGGCCGCCACCCCTGACGAGGAGACAGTTCATGCCTGCAAATGGAATGGCACAGACGGCCGGTAACGCCAACGCCCTGAGCGCGGGCGCGAAGGCGGTGCTGATGTCGCCTTTCTCTGGCCCGACCAACTCGCCCTTCGACGCTCGCGTCATTTCGAGTTGGCCGGTGGACAACGACAACGTGCCGGTCTACGCGAACGACCCGACGAACACTTCGACGGGTGCGCTCAACACCGGCATCGGCTTCGGCATCGGTTCGCTGAACGTCGTCAACCCGACGGCGCCGCAGTCGATCAAGGATGCTGGCTTCACCGACGACTACACCCCGGGCGTCACGCTGCCCTCGGGCGTGGCCGCGACTACGGCGGTGCTTACCGCCATCGGCGGCGGCAAGTCCGGTGCAGCGGCGGACGGCATCGCGCCGACCGTGCCTTACGTTGCGCAGCCGCTTCTCGGCTTCGGCAACGGCGGCTCGCGTGATGCGGGCGCGGGTCCGGCCTTCACGGGCTTCGGCTCGAAGATGGTCACGGCGGCGGGTGCAGTTGCCACGGGTGCGGTCATCGAGACCGGCTTCGTGAACCGCACGAGCCGGGCGCTGGTCACGGGGGAGAGCGCCTTCGGCTCTGCCACGGCGGCCTCGCCTGCGGTGACCTGACATGGGCATCATCAAGCGCAAGCCGCAGATCGAGGACGAGTCGCCGGTCGAGGTCGAGGAGACCCCGGCCGAGGAAGTCGTCCTCGAAACTCCGGTCGACGAGGAGAAGGCGCCCGAGCCGGTGCAGTACGCACCCGGCGAAGGCTCGATGAGTCACCCGTTCTGACGGGGGAAGCGTGTACACGCTGAATGGCGCGATCCTCAAGGCCACGGGAGGCCCGACAGTCAACGATGGACTGCGGGCCTTCTTTCTTGCCAACGGCGCAACGAGCGGTTCGCTGAACGACCTCGCGATGCAGTTCCTCGCATCGAAGGGGTTCTCCAGCGGGGCGCTCAACGACCGTTGGATGGCGTACCTTGCGAGTCTTGGTTACAACCAGCCCACGCTCAACGAGCGCGAGTTCTGGTACTGGAACGGGCTCGCGGCCTCGCCGCCCGCCATCGACTTCTCTGCCGACCAGTTGACCATCGACTCGGGCGGCTCGGTGGGACTGACGTGGGTTGTGCAGGGCGCGGTCACGATCACCGCAAGCGCCACGCCCGCGAATGCGCAGTGGACCGGCGCGAAGCCCGAGAGCGGGCAGGCGGTCATCACCAACCTCACCGCCGACCAGCGGTTCACGCTCTCCGCGACCAACGCCAACGGCACGACCACGGTGAACGTGGACATTCAGGTCGTAGCGCAGTCGATCACGGCAAGCGTCACCGTCGGGCAGGACGCGACGCCTGACTATTTCGGATTCAACTCGCTTGCAGGCTACGGCGCGATGAGCCCGACCGCGATCTTCGGCGGCACGGTGGTCGTGCTGATTGCCGGGTGGAACGGGCTCGACGAGATTCTGCTCACCAACACCGGGGCGACCGTGTTCCCCGATGTCGGCACAGGGCAGATCAAGCTCACCGTGGCCGGGGCGGCTGGCTCGCCGTACACGCTGACGTGGAACGGTACCTATTACCGGCTGGCAACGGATCAACTCGCCTACTTCCTGTCTACCAAGGTCGGTCAGGCGGTGCAGATGATTCTGGAGCCGCTGTGACCCGCTTCACCATACCGACCACGGTTGAGAAGCCCTACGCGCCCGCAGGCGCTCAGTGGGAGTGGGAGACGCGCGTGAAGGTGTTCACCGCCAACACCGCTGCCGCACTGGAAACTGCGATGAATGCGTGGCTCGCTGCGCTGCCTACTCAGGTCGACGACCCGAGCGTGCTGCGCATCGACGCCTTGCAGGGAAACCCGGCAAATGATTTCAAAGTTGCAATCACTTACGGGTACTTTGTCCAAGTCTGAGGAGAACCGAATGAGAGCCGTTGCAGATTTCGACGTGAATGACTTCACCGGGCAGGTGCAGCAGGACGACAAGGCGCTGGTGCGCTTCTACATGAAGCCCTGCGAGCGCACCGATCCGCTGACCGGCAAGAAGTCGTGGTACGAGCGCGAGTATTACGAGACCGTGGTGCCCGGCTCGCGCGACACCGTCAACCAGCCGGTGACCGACATCACCAAGGCGAAGTACCCGATGCAGTACGCGAAGTGGAAGCAGAACGCTTCGACCGAGGGGCTGACGGGCACCTTCATCAGCGAAGTGACGTGGCTCAGTCGTGCGCAGGCCGAGGAGCTTGCCTACTTCGGCGTCAAGACACTGGAGCAGTTGGCCGCGGCGCCGGACACGCTCTGCCAGAAGCAGGTTGGCTTCTACGATCTTCGCCGCAAGGCGCAGTCGTTCATCGAGCAGGCCGAACGCGACGCGCCGATCCTCGCCGTACACGCGCAACTCGACAAGCTCAAGGCCGAGGGCGAAGTGAAGGACCAGACCATCACGGCGCTCACCAAGCGACTCGATGCGCTGGAAGCGCAACAGGAAAAGAAGGGGAAGTAAGCGATGGCACTGGCAGCCCTCAATCGGTACAAGAACGCTGGCGACATCATCGTCGAAGTGGGCGTCGATTGCGGGCTGCCGTCCGTTCTCGACCCCTTCCAGACGACCGACGCGCAGTACCAGCGTCTCATCACGCAACTGAACATCAGCGGCAATGCGCTGCTCACGCTCTACCCGTGGGCGCGTCTCCAGAACAAGGCGCAGATTTCCTGCGTGCCGGGCAGCGAGTATTACCCGCTGCCTGCGGACTTCTCCGCGATGCTGCCCTCGACCGTGTGGCGGAAGGACCAGAACTTCATCCCGGGCTACGGCAGCATCTCGCCGCAGGTGTACGAGTACCTCGTCAACGTGCCCATCGTCGGCACCATCAACATCATCTACCGGGAGCAGTTGGGCGGCATCGGCGTGCTGCCGGTGCCGACCGAGCCGTTCCAGTTCACGTTCGAGTACATCTCGCGCGGCTGGGTGACCGACGCCGGGCAGACGGGCGTGTACCGTGACAACGTGAGTCAGGCGAGTGACATCGTGCTGTTCGACCCACTGCTCATCTCGCGCTACCTCAAGATGCGCTGGCTCAAGTCGACGGGCTTCGACGCGACCGAGGCGACCGACGACTTCAACCTCCTGCTCGACAACCGCAGCAGCACCGACACGTCGAAGCCGAAGCTGTCGATGGTCGGCGCCAATCAGGCGCTCGGTGCGCCGCTCATCAGCGTGGCGAACATCCCGCAGACGGGGTACGGATCGTAACGTGGCAAAGCAGTTCACAGTCAGCCGCCGCGAGACCATCGCGGGCATGATGCGGGCACCGCCGCAGGCGACGCAGGGCTTTCACTTGCCCGCGCCGCTCGGCGGCCTGAACACGGTGGATGGGCTCTCGCTCATGCCGCCGAACGACTGTGTGCGGCTCAACAACATGATGCCGACCCGCTACGGGCTCGAATCGCGCCCGGGCACGATCAACAAGTGCATCCTCATCGGCAACTCGACCTCGACCGAAGTGCGCACGGTCATGCCATTCAACGACGTGAACCGCGACGCGACGCTGGCCCGCGACCGGCTGTTCGCGGTCACCGATCAGGGCATCTACGACGTGACGACCAGCACGTCGAACCCGACGCTGATGG